ATCACTAATTTTTATCCAATGCATCCTGAATTCTTGGATCAAAATGGGAATATTATTCCCGATGAGATCATGAGTGTTAGGTTTGAGAACCCAGAAGATTTTATGGATGAACCCTAAATAAACACACTGAAGTACACTTATCACTATGGCTACATCAACAAAAACTAAACTTCCACCTAATCCTTTTGTGTTTGAGGTTTTGGATCTGGTACATAAACAGAGAACGAAAGCAAAGAAGGTGGAAGTTTTGAAAGAGTATCGTAATGATGCTCTTACATCAGTTCTTATTTGGAACTTTGATGACAGTGTCGTTTCCCTTCTTCCTGATGGGGAGGTTCCCTTCAATCGGAATGATGTTCCTGTGGGAACCGACCACACCTCTCTAAGGAAGGAGTGGAAGAACCTCTATCACTTTGTGAAGGGAGGGAACGATAGTCTCTCTAAGACTCGCAGAGAGTCCATGTTCATTCAGATGCTGGAAGGTCTGCATCCCAATGAAGCGGACATTGTGTGTCTGGTGAAGGATAAGAGACTTGGAGCTAAGTACAAACTCACCAGAGAAGTTGTGGAGCAAGCATATCCCGACATTCAATGGGGTGGTCGCTCATGAGTGGTTTCAAGGATGAGAAAACAGTTGAGTTTGATCTTCCAGTGGACAACGAGGAAGTCAATAAGCTTCTGAAAAGATATAAGAAACTCAAGAAGTATCAGAGGTCTAATCTGTTTACGATTAAGACACTTGATGGTACTGAGGACATCATCTCAAAGATGATCGAGGAAGCTCGCGAGGAGGGGTTCTGATAATTCCTAAACTTTTGTAAAGGAGTTAGGGATCCCTAACATAAATAAGTTATAGTGAGTGGGTAGAGGAAACTCTATCCCCACACGTTGGTTTTATATGGATCGTTATGGTAGATCCTTATAAAACGCAAGTAAGGTGACGCGGAACGAAGCCGTTCATCTTGGTTACCACCCAGGACGCAAACGCCATCCGAAGCAACGGGACGACACGGATCCCCGAAAGGGTAAAGGTGTAAAACAGTTCACGTTTCTAGGAGAAAACAAATGAGTAAGGTTACTTACCGTGGTGTGCCCTATGACACCGAAGATACAAAAGAACTTCGCACAGTCGATACAGTTCTGACCTACAGAGGAGTGTCTCACCGTCGTGTGATTCTTCCCCCAATGGAAAGAATTCGTCAGGCTGAGTTGAAGAAATCTCGTCTTCACGATGCCCAAATGGCACATCTTATAAGCAACTCTTCCCACATGGTGGTGGAATAATCCTATCAAGGAGGAAAGATCATGGAATCATTTACTGTGATCAGTTTCATCATAATAACATCCACTTTTTTAATGGCTATTATTGTTTCGGAAGTTAATCTGTTGAAGTGAAGAGAGGTCTTGACGGCCTCTCTTTTTTTCGTTATGATGTAAGGAAGAGTGGGAACATCTATGGAAAAAGAGAAACTAAAATTAATTGTCAGAAACCTTAAGCTTCTCGTTGATGCTTTAGAGTCTGAAGTTTACTCGGACGTAGAGTCGTATTTGTATCGAGAACCTGAGGTTAAGTTAGCAGACTACGACGAAGTTTTTGAGGACGATGATGATTGACATAACACATTCTTGGAAGGATTGGAGGTACACCGACGACCGTTTGGCGTTAAGAGCACAATGTATTCTTCGACTTCTAAAAGAATATGGTGGAGTTAAAATCGATACCGCACCTTACAAGACGAGAGATCTCTTTGAATGTGCTCATGATTGGATCTCACAAGGGAACCAATCAGTTGATGGTATAGTAAACTACTTCAAAGTAACAAGGTTAAATGAAATCAAAGAAAGCAGCTAAGTACATTCTCAAACATCCAGAAATGTTTACTGACGGAGATGTGATTTATGCACAACGTTGGTTGTCTGAGAAAAAGAATAGAAAACTTGCAAAGAAATTGAATGAAAAACAAAGTGAGATTGATCTCAGTCACACCCGACGCTGAGAAGAACATTGCTTATTGTGCAAGAGTATCTAATCCAAAGAATCAAAATAATGAATCCTTTGAAGGTCTCCTGAGATACTGTATTAAGCATCAACATTGGAGCATCTATGAGCAAGCTTTTATGACTCTGGAGATTGAAACCTCCAGAGGAATTGCTGCTCAGATCTTGAGACATAGGAGCTTCACATTCCAGGAGTTTTCTCAGCGTTATGCTGATGCCAGTTTCTTGGGAAACATTGAACTTCCAGAACTTCGTGGTCAGGATGAAAAGAATCGCCAGAACTCTATTGAGGGAGCACTGGATCCTGAGATTGTGGAAAGGTTTGAGAGGCAGATGAATACCCTATTCAGTTCTGCTGTGAATCTTTACCAGAATATGTTGGATGAAGGAGTCGCAAAAGAGTGCGCAAGGTTTGTTCTCCCTCTGGCAGTTCCCACCAGAATGTATATGAGCGGCTCAATTCGATCATGGATTCATTACATCAATCTGAGATCCGGACACGGAACACAGAAAGAACACATGGAGATTGCTAACGCATGTCGTGACATCTTCTGTCAAGAGTTTCCTGTAATTGCTGGTGCTCTGGGTTGGATTGATGAAAATAAATAAGATTATTATGTTATAATTTAATGGCCTCATATCCAGTAGTTAACACCAAAACAGGTGAACAAAAAGAAGTAAGAATGAGTGTTCATGAATGGGATCAGTGGAAATCTGACAACCCTGATTGGACACGGGACTACAGTGATCCCAGCACAGCTCCTGGTTGTGTTGAATTGGGTCATTGGTCCGACAGACTAAAGAAGACACATCCAGGTTGGAATGATGTCCTCCACAAGGCGTCTAAAGCGCCCAGGTCTAGAGTAAAACCATTGAAGTAACAGAATGTCACGAAAGCACAGAGAAAATCCTGTCCCCTTTGGGATGAGCAATCGGACGATGAAGCGCAAGAAGCCAATTAATCTTGACTACATCCACAAAATTGAGCCCCTAACAGAGAACCAAGAAGAGTTCTTTAAATCCTATAAGCTGAATCAGAACATGGTTGCTTATGGGGTTGCGGGCACTGGTAAAACGTTCATCACTCTTTATAATGCTCTGATGGATGTTCTCAGTGATAAAACTCCATACGAAAAGATCTACATTGTCAGATCTTTGGTAGCGACAAGAGAGATTGGTTTCCTTCCCGGAGACCATGAAGATAAATCCTCCCTTTACCAAATTCCATATAAGAATATGGTGAAGTATATGTTTGAGATGCCAGACGACTCATCCTTTGAGATGTTGTACGCTAACTTAAAAGCTCAAGGGACGATCAGTTTCTGGAGCACCTCATTCATTCGTGGAACAACACTAGACAATGCGATCATCCTTGTTGATGAGTTTCAGAATCTAAACTTCCACGAACTTGATTCAATGATCACAAGAGTTGGTACCAACTCCAAGATTATGTTCTGTGGAGATGCCACACAGACTGACTTGGTGAAGACCAATGAGAGGAACGGAATCGTTGATTTTATGAAGATTCTGAAGAACATGCAATCATTTGATATGGTTGAGTTTGAAGCAGAAGACATCTGTCGTTCTGGATTGGTCAAGGAATACATCATTGCAAAACTTGAGTGTGGTCTTTAATGTTTGAACATCTCCCCAATGATTATGAAACACTTGAAAGGGAGACGATTGACGGGGTCAGGTATTACACAGTTCCTGGCTCCGACACTCCTCGTAAATTAGTTTCAATAACTTCTGTCATCAGTCACTTTAATCGCGAGAAGTTTCGTGAGTGGAGACAACGCGTTGGTGAAGAAGAGGCCAACAAGATTACGCGTAAGGCAACCAGTCGTGGCACTGACATGCACACACTGGTGGAACATTACCTGAAGAATGAAGAACTCCCAAGTGTTCAACCACTCTCTGAGTTCTTATTCAAGCAGGCTAAACCTGAGTTAAAACGCATCAATAACATTCATGCTCTGGAACAATCTCTTTTCAGTTTGGAGTTAGGTGTTGCTGGAACTGTTGATTGTATCGCTGAGTTTGATAATGAACTAGCAATCATTGACTTCAAGACCAGTGGAAGAGCAAAGCCAAGAGAATGGATTGACGGTTACTTTGTTCAATGTGCAGCTTATGCTTGTATGTTGTATGAAATGACTGGACAAATCATTGATAAGTTTGTTATAATAATGTCATGTGAAGATGGTGACGTTGTTGTTTATCAAGAGTATGATAAGGCCAAGTATATTAAACTCCTCGGTCAATATATTAGAGATTTTATTGAATCCAAGATCCAAGAATATGTCTGATTCAAATGACAACCTGGAGAAGATTCTTGAGAGTAAGTTCTATTGCCCTCAAAAGTTTGCTCAAGAGATAGAGAAGATTGTCTCAGAGAATAAAGATATGAGATACATGGAAGCAATTGTTTTCTTCTGTGAGAAGAACTCAATTGAAATTGAATCAGTTCCCAAGTTGATGTCGAAGCCTCTAAAAGAGAGACTTAAGGCAGAAGCCATGGAGTTGAACATGCTGAAGAAAACATCTCGTGCCAAGTTGCCCCTGTGATTCCTAAAGTGTCACCTTTCGAAACTTATAAGCAATATCTTTCTCTTAAACAACACTTCACTAAAGAAAAGTACGATTACCATAGGTATGGTGGCAAGTCTCGTGCATCACTTCAATCATTCTACAAACGCAAGGACAGATTTTTCTTTGAGAAATTGAGTCGTCAGAAGGATGATCAACAGGTCATTGATTTCTTTGTGTCTAACTTTGTGGGTTGTGATGATCCACAGACTCTTTGGATTGGAAAGATTGTAAAGGATGGAGATGAATGTTATAATCAATGGAGAAGAAGAGTTCAGTCACTCTCTTATTTCTTTAAGGGTGAGATGGAAACTCTTCTGAGTGGAAAGAAGTTTGATTCAATCTTCTCCACAGAGAAAGGTCACCCGTTGATTGTGAAGGAGTATCTATCAAATAATCTTTCACTTGAGTCTCTTGTTATTCTGGATAAGATTCTCAACTACAGAAAGGATCTCGATAAGAGATTGTCGGATCCAGTATGGGAGTTTCTCTCTATGAGAATTAAAAAGTATGAAACCTTTCTAAATATTGACATGTTTCACTATAAAAAACTATTAAAGGAGATGGTATTAAATGGCACTTGATAATAAAACTGCTCTGGAAAACCTTCTGAAACAGAAGGTAGAGATGGAGCAACAACTGGCGCAGGTTGAAGTTCTAAAGCAGAACTATCTTAGAGTATGTGGTGCAGTTGATGTTCTTCAGCAAATTCTTGAGAGTGATGAGGAAGTTGTTGATTCCGAAGGAGAAGAATGAAATTCTTTGATTCTGAGATTGTAAGAAAAGAGATTCTGGACATTCAAGATCTTCAGGATGAGGTGATGGAAGGATCCATTCATCTATTCTCAATGCCGATGAATGAAAAGATTCAACATATCAAAAAGTTGAAGGAACTTCTTACAAAACAACAGACTTATTACACCAGACTTAGTTTGTCTGATGATGATGGAGCTAAAGATCAAAAGAAATATCTTGAAGATTCCGCAAGGGATCTAGGTATTCTCTCTGATGGTGAGAATCTCATGACATCTCTTCAAACAATGCAAGAAACTCTTGATAAAATCATAGAGGAGCTCGAATAACACACAAACACACAACGAATACAAACAATACGGAGAATACAAATGAGTTTTGATAAACTTAAGAAGCAGTCCTCACTGGGCGACCTCACCAAGAAACTGGTGAAGGAAGTGGAGAAAATGAATGGAGGAGGTGGGAGTAACCAAGACGAACGTCTTTGGAAACCAGAGATGGGTAAGGATGGTGTCGGTTATGCCGTCATTCGCTTCCTTCCTGCACCTGATGGAGAGGACCTCCCTTGGGTGAAACTATTCTCTCATGCCTTCCAAGGTCCTGGTGGATGGTACATTGAGAACTCCTTGACCACTCTGGGTCAGAATGATCCTCTTGGAGAACTGAACCGCGAACTGTGGAACAGTGGTAACGATGCAGATAAGGAGACTGTTCGGAAACAGAAGCGTAAGCTTTCCTTCTATTCCAACATCTATGTGGTGAAGGATCCAGCCAATCCTCAGAATGAGGGTAAGGTTTTCCTTTACAGGTTTGGTAAGAAGATCTTTGATAAGATCATGGAAGTGATGCAACCTGAGTTTGAGGATGAAGAACCCATCAACCCCTTTGATTTCTGGCAGGGTGCAAACTTCAAACTGAAGCTTAAGAAGGTTGCTGGTTACTGGAATTATGACAACTCTGAATTCGACAAGCCAAGTGCTCTGTTGGATGACGATGAGGCAATGGAAGCCATCTGGAAGAAAGAAAGTTCCCTTCAGGAAATTATCGCACCTGATAAATTCAAGTCTTATGATGACCTGAAGAAGCGTCTGGATGCTGTTCTTGGCAATAAGAACAAGCCATCTCGTCCCATTGAAGATGAGCCTGTGGCTGAGTCTGTGGAACCTCGCATTTCTGAGGAAGAAGTGTTGAGGAAACTTGAGGCTTCTGCTAAGAGGGAAGTGGTTGAAGACACCCCAGTTGAAAGTGGTGTTGATGAAGAAGACCCCATGCAATATTTTGCTAGGCTTGCAGGGGACTGATCTGAAATTCAACTTTTAATTCCATGCCTGGGGGAAAAATTCTCCAGGCATTTTTTATGCTCTATTACCTTTTTATTCTTACTGGAATAAGCGGATATCATCACCCTTCACTCGACTGGGGGATTCATATTGCGAAGACCCAGAAGGATAAGGCATGATGTTCTCCATGTCATCAATGATAAGACCAACATAGAAGTTCTTCAGAACATAGATGTTTCTTCTGTCGTCCTGAAGTTTGGATTCATAATCCCAGTTGGTGTATTCATCTGTGATTTGTGTGGATATTGTTTCTGTTCCCAATCCACGATCAAAGTAAGTGATACTGAAGTTTCGTGAGACTTCCTTACCTGCCGGAAAGATAAGGTTACCAAGAGAATCTCTTACTTCTCTGGTCTCATAATGATGAACAGCATAGATGTTGTCTTCTGATCCATACTTATTCACAAGATAGTTATCAAATGATTGTTGAGACAGAGGCCACTCGTTCTCAGGATTCACAATGTTGTTAGACAACATAACTAACCAATCGAGATTCTCATCATTGTAGATTTTATAAGCAACCTCATCGGGTCTCTCATCACCAATTACCTTATACTTGTTGAAGAACTGTAGGTCATCAAAGATGTCTGGACGAATTCGACCTCTTCTGAAAAGATTCTTGACCTCAACATAATCATTGATGTTCTTGGTACCAGGAAGACGACTAACGTAGTCGAAGTCTGGAACGTAACGGAAATACTTCTTAGCCATTAGTATCCAGTGCCTCCAGCGTTTTCGTAATCTTGTGCATAAATTGGATCAAGTTCTCCAAACTGCATGTTAATTGAATAGGATGTCATGGAACCATCCACATAAGTCATATAGACATTATCTGGTGTGTAATTGACACGACAATTCATCAAAGCACATGGTTTAATCTTATTCATGTATGGATGTGGTCCATCATTACTAATATATTCCAACTTAAAGATGTTAGGAGTATAGAGAAATAATCCTTGATCAGAATAAGCTGGTGCCATGTTTTTCTTGAAGAAAGAGATGATCTCTTTACATGTTTGTGCTTCGCTTTGGCTTCTGGGTGTGAGTTTAAAATTGAAACTAAACGTTCTTAACTTAGGACCATTAAACAGAAGTTCAAGGTTGGGGTTAATGACAGTTCCTGTTGAACGAGCTGTGATGTTTGCTCCCACGGCCTGTCCAGCAAAGTAAGCTTTCAGGAAAGCTTCATTGTTTGGTTCCGAAAGGATCTTCTGAGCTGATTTTCCAACATTATCGAGAAGATTTTGAGCTCCTCCAATTATATCGAAGTTTGACAGATCCGTGATGGCTCCCATGGCAGCTTGAGCCAGTTCTGCATAGATCATGTTGAGACTGTCACCACCCCAATCGACAGAGTGTGTTTCTTCTAGGTTAGGTTGCATTGGAAGTTGAACCGTTCCCTGAGGTGCCCCAAGTCGTTGTTCTGATGACCCACCAGCGCTGGTGAGTTGTCTGCCCTCTGCTGAATACTTATGAGCAGTAAATGAGATATAATCATAACCAAACTGACCGAGATTGGATTCAGGATATGTCAGTCTCATTGACCTTGAAGTCCCTGGCACCCCAGAGGACCTAGTGGAAGACCTACCACTTACTCTGTCGTCTGGAACAGCTTTCAATGTGGCCCGCACACCTTCGTTGGGAAGTCGATAAGTGGAACCATTGTTTGGTAAGTTACCTGAACCATTGCCTGTGACGTTAGAACGACCAACTCCTCCAGTTATCTCACCCTGGTTCTCGTCGATGTCATAGGCGTAGGGATTACTATCGGTAACATCTCCGTCACCATTTACCAGTTGACCTGTAGTTGGGTTTTGAGTACCAGGAACACGACTTTGAAAGAATGCTAGGTTCTTCTTCTCCCAGTCCAATGTTCCATCGAAGTTTCCTTTGTCAAGAAGAATTCTTGCTCTGTCATCATTAAAGATAGGAACAGCTTCTGTGTAGAACTGGCGTTCAAACTCATCAGATGTCAGTCTCTGTGTTTGAGAACCTTGACGACTGTTATAGAGTTGAAGGAAAAGAGGTTGGTTATCAATGGTCCAAACATAATTATCGGCAGATGCCAGAAGCCGACCCTTCTCGATACCACTTCTCTGTGTAATTTCTACGGAACCATTATCAGTGTCAACATATTCATCGACTCTGAGGTTGTTCCAAATCGTGGTTGATTTTACTTCAGCCATTACGTTGGCACATTTTTAGTTATTTATGGTGAAGTTTTGATATGGAATGGACCTCATATCACTGAGTTCTGCTGGATAAACCAGATAGAAAAGACTTTGAACTTCTTCCCAGTCATAATTTCTGAAGTCACCCCAGTGATAATTTACACCACGGAATCCCCATTCATAAACTTCCAAACAAGCAATCAGAGGAAAGGTGTCATATTCAATTCTGGGAGTCTTTGCTTTGTAAATGAAAGTGTAATATCTACCAGGCAGAGGAACAGGTTCAGGAGGACTGAGCACTTCCATTAAGGCAAGCATCATACTGTCAGATTCACCGAGAGCAGTGATGTCGTCTTTTGTTTCTTCAACTCTATTTATTTCGCTTGCGAGATACTTTCTTTGGTCCATCTAATCCCAGTTCCTTTTCTGTCAGTATCATAAATTCCACACCATTGTCTGCTGCGAATTCTCTAGCGGCCGACCACTTAGCCTGATTTACTTCATAAGTGAGTGATTCATAAAGAAATGATTTGGTTACTTTCTTTCCTCTTACTGGTGGTTTAGTTTGTTTGTAGGGTTTAACTTCAACAACAAATTTCTTCACCTTGCCATTTCTTTGTTTGATTTCAATGAGAAAGTCGGGATAATAACGATGTACCTTTCCGTCCTTAGGTGAGACATAAGGTATTGAGAATTCTTCACTTGCCCATCTCAAAACATTGGGGTTTCTATCAAAGTATCGACAAGCTCTTCTCTCCCAAGAAGACCGACAGATAATGTTATTGGAATTGCCAATGTATTTCTCTGGATTTTCTGGTTTGTAGATACTTTTTATACTCTCACCCATCCCCTCTAAATAATAACAACCCTAGCAGTATTTAGATGGCAGGTCCTATAGCCAATTCATGGAGGACATCCGCAATCAAGAGCCGCATTCTGAATGTAGCTCAGACATCTGTTTATCAAGTGAAGTTGCAACCACCTTCCCTCGTCAATAGTTTTCTTGATTCCAGAGGATTTAGTTATTCTCAGGATGGAACTAATGTTGAGTTGCTTTGTAATGCAACCACACTTCCTGGTCCTAATTTTTACACACATGAAGTAAAGAATGACCATGCTGGTGTGACAGAGAGAATGGTTTACAGAAAAGATTTTGACTCCTCTGTTGATTTTACCTTTATGGTTGACCACAAATATGATGTGGTTGAGATGTTTGATGGGTGGATGGATTTCATTGCCGGTTACAATGAAGACCCGGAGGAAGATGCCAATCAGGCACTGGGTTATAGAATGAGATACCCTAATGAGTATCGTTCCGATAATGTTTACATTAGTAAGTTTGAAAAGAATGTCAACAGTGTCGGTGGTGGCGACAGTAGTTATCAAATGACTTATCAGTTGATTGGTGCTTATCCCAAGCAAGTTCAACCAACTCAGGTAAATTATGACAGGTCACAGGTGTTGAGTTACACTGTCTCCATGGGATTTATTAGATACATCAGAACCCGTGAAAGGCTCAAATAAATAATAGAGAACATAATGATTCGTTATGCCATTACCTAAAATTGCCACTCCTCAATATGAGTTGGAGTTGCCATCAACAAAAAAGACAATTAAGTATCGTCCGTTTCTAGTTAAGGAAGAAAAACTTTTGGTTCTTGCCCTTGAAAGTGAGGACATGAAACAAATCACAACAGCCATCAAACAAGTTCTTAAGAATTGCATCCTCACCAGAGGAGTGAAGGTTGAAACACTTCCGACCTTTGACATTGAGTATCTGTTTCTTCACATTCGTGGTAAGTCTGTGGGTGAGGAAATTGAGCTCAACATTATCTCTCCAGACGACAGACAGACTAACATCCCAATCAAGATTTCTGTTGATGAGATTCGGGTCATTGAGGATGAGTCTCACAGCAAGCATGTTAAATTGGATGACAATCTAATGATGGAAATGAAGTATCCATCACTGGACCAGTTCATCAAAAACAACTTCAACTTCAATGAATCTCTTGACATGGACAAGTCTTTTGAGTTGATTGCTTCCTGTGTAGGTAAAATCTACAATGAAGAAGAAGTCTGGGTGGCAGAAGAGTTCTCTATGAAAGAGATTGTTGAGTTCTTGGAACAGATGAACTCAGTTCAGTTTAAGGAGATTGAGAGGTTCTTCTCAACAATGCCTAAACTTTCTCATGAGATTGAGGTTGTGAATCCAAATACTAAAGTTAAGAGCACTATCGTTTTGGAGGGATTAGCCAGTTTTTTCGCGTAGGAATGGTCCACATGGACCTTGAAGCCTATTTTAGGCTCAACTTTGCCCTTATGCAGTACCATAAATATAGTTTGACGGAAATAGAAAACATGATCCCATGGGAACGTGATGTCTATGTTGAGCTACTTAAGCAACACTTAGAAGAGGAAGAAGAAAAGCAGAAGGCAAGACAAAATGGCTAGAGATCCCAAGAGACTAAGAAAGGCTTACGAATTCAAACTTGGCAAAGACCTTGTTAGCAAACTTTCTGACGCCCAGATTGGGATTCTCTCTTCTTATTACAACTCTCTTTCTGATGCAGAACAATCAAAGATTGATAATGAGATAATTAAAGGAATATCAAATGATCTTCGCGACATGGCAGAGTCCATGGTGTCGGAGAATTCTGAAACTAAGACAGTTGATGAGATTCAAGAAAGACTAGACAAGAACCTTAAGGAAACCTCTGACAACATTCTAAACAAAATTGATGATCTCATTGCTGAGTATCAGAACAAAGTAAAGAATGGACCATCTAAAACCAAGAAGAAAGGTGGTGCTCTGGCGACGATCGCCAAACCAAAGACTAATTACCAAGAGATTCCTAACGATGAATTGATCGGTGATGAAGATATCGATCCGGCAATTCTTCAGGAACTTGGCATTCAAGATGCCACCGATTTAACTTATGATGAGTATAAAACTCTTCTGAAAGAGAGACTGATTGCCAATAGACAAACAGGTAAGGGTGTTTCTGTTGAATCTGATCAGCAACTCAGAGAAGAACTAAAGAGAACTCGAACTAAGAAAGGAAAGTTTAAAGTTAAACCAACAGCTGCCACAATGGCATCTGTAATCACAAAACCAAAATCAGGAACTTCATCAACTTATTCCTCAAAATCACCTCTGATGTTGAGGGAAGAAGAAGAGGATAAGAAAGAAGAAGAGAAGGTTGATAATTTTGTTGTTCAACAACTTCCAAAATCTTTGGGAGGAGTTGTTGAATCATTGAACGCCCTCAATGCCATGTTGGCATCGATGTTGGCGTTTGATAAGGCTCAGGCTGATGCCGAAAGGCAGGCAGCAAGTAAGGCAGAAAGAGAAAGTAAAGAGAACAAATCAGAGAAGAAAATAAAGAAATCTTTCTTAGGAATGGTGAAGGACGCTGCTCCTAAGTTAGGAATCATGGATCGGTTGAAGAAATTCTTCGGCAACATTCTGGCAGGAGGTGCTCTTCTTGCTCTGATGAAGTGGTTGCAAGATGAAGATAATCAAAAGAAGATTGAGGATGTAAAGAATTTTATTGTTGATAAATTTCCACTTATAATGGGTGGTATTCTTGCACTAAAGGCTCTGAATATTGGTGCGAAACTATTGTCTTTTTTAGGGATACTTAAAACTATTGCAATTAGTCTTGGTCCAACGCTTGCTCTTATTGCAGCTGGTGCAGCAGCAGGTGCACAGGCAGATCAACAAAGAAGACAAGAGGAAGAGCGTCAAAGACAAGATAGATCCCGTGAGGATCAAGCAAGACGAGAATCTGGTCTTCCTGACTTGACTCCTGAAGAACAAAGACGACGCCAAACTTATGATGATGCGAGATCTAGCGCAGGTCAAGCAGGAAATGCAGCTGGTCAAGGTGGAGGGGCGTCAGCTCAGGCTGGAGCTGCTTTTGCAGATTGGCTTGCATCACAATTTAGAGAACCAGGCACTCCTCTTTATCAAGCAAATAAAGAAAAACTTAGATTTGAAGATCAATTAAAAGCTCAAAAGGAAAGAGAAAAGAGACAGAAAGAAGAAATTGCTAAACTTGAGAAACAAGATCCTGGTTGGTGGAGAGATTTTTTACTTTCTCAGAGAAAAGATGATTTGAAAAGAGCTCAAGGAAGAATTGATGAACTTCAAAATAACATAGATTATGCAAACAAAAGAATTGAAGATATTAAGGCGGAGGAAAGAGAAAAGTTCCTAAAAGAACATGGTTCTGGTGCTCAACTTCCCACCCACTTACAGGATAATCAACCCACCACTCCACAAGTTCAACCTCAGGAACCATTGGTTCCTGGATCTCCACAGGTAGCTCCACAAAGAGCTGCTCTTCCTACAGCAACTGGAGTGGGACGACAGGGAACTACACAAACTGCTGATTATGGAACTGGTAGTGGTGCTGGTTCTAAAGGATACATTATTGTTCCTGGTCATGCTGCTGGTGGTGGAGCTCCTGGTGAGATGGAACTCACACCAGAACTTTCAAGAAACTTGGTAGAGAATATAAGAAAAAGAGTTGGTGGTAATGTTCCTATCCGTGTTATGGATATGCATTCTCAAACTGCTGATACTGATGCGGCCTTTTCAAAACAGCAGGATAAGTTAAAGGAACTTGAAAAACAAGGATATGAAGTCATTGAACTTCACATGGATGCATCTATGGAATCTGGGTATGGAACAGGAAGAGGTGTAATTCTTCCTATGCCTGGTACTGATGAAATCAACCCAGTTGAAGCAGATTTTGCGAGAACTTCTGGCGCATTTGGTAGAAAACATAGAGGTGGTCTTGCTGGAACCAACAGAGGTGTGAGTTTGATTGAACTTGGTAATATGTCACCAGAACTTCAGGAACAAGTGCTTAGAGGGGGAGGTCTTTCTAAGAGTCAACTAGACGCACTAACAAAACCTCTTGAAGATTCGCTTATTAGGGGTATGGGGTTGAGGGGCATTGATGCCCCAGAGACTGCACCAATGACATCGGCTCAACTCTCTCCGGATCAAGACCTAACGGGAGCACCACCACCTCCAGTTCTTCCCCCACCACCGGACATCTCTGCACTCGCCACATCAGCCGGTGGAAACAGACCCACTTCTGGATCACATGCGGGTCAACATGTTGCGTCTGTCTTCTCGTCCAGAGATCCAATGGATGAAACATCTGCCTCGGTTGAGGAAGTTTATAACGTAATGGTGGTCTGAGATGGTAATAGGACTTCTTGGGGGATTGGCTGGGGGATTGGCTAAGGGATTACTCGGTGGGGGCACTAAAGCAGCTGCCTCTAAGAGTGGAAAGAGCGTTGCTTCCAAGATGTTGGGAGCGGCCAAACCAGAAGAAACTGCCATCACGAAAACTAAACCAAAAACAAAGTTGGTTCCTGTTGGTGGCAAAGGTTCGGCTGCTGCAGAATCCGCAGTTAAAGGATTACAATCAGAAGAAAAAGAAGAGAAGGAAGGACTCCCCGGTCTCAAGTCTGTTCTGGATTCAATCAGAAAGTCTCTGGCTTCAATTAAGAAGACCATGGGAAACATGATTAGATTTGATAAGCAGGATGCCAAAGAAAAGAACACAAGACGATTGAAGGCTCTGAGAAACATAGCTGCTGCTCCTGTTAAGTTTGCTGGCAGTCTGATGGGTGCGGCCCTGGGCGCTGTGAGTAAAACAGGATTCTTGGATATGATCAAGAATTATTTCACACAAATTGTGATTGGTGGATTGGTTCTCTGGATCGTTAAAAATGCACAGGAAATCATCAAGAAACTTAGGGAGGCCTTTGATAAGATCAAAGAAGTTGTAGATCTCATCAATGAGTATCTAATTCAACCAATTTGGAACATAGTAAAGGCAGTTGCTGGTCCGATTTACGATACCATTCAGGACATTCTTGCTTATCCACCAATTCAAGATGCAGTTGATAAGATTGCTAATGAATTGGAATTCATCATGAAACAAATTCCAATCATTGGAGATGCGATGAATGCTCTTGAGGATAAAGCCAATCAACCCCGCACAGATTTTTCTGGCGGTGGTGGAGGAGGTGGAGGTTATAGGGCAGCAGCTGCCCCCTCACCAGTTGCTGGTGATAAAGAATTTCAAACTGGAGTTACTGCTTTAGCAAAGAAATATGATTTAGATGAAGATGATCTTTATGCTGTTATGAGTTTTGAAACTGCTGGAACATTTGATCCTGCTCAGAAAAACATGGCAGGATCTGGTGCAACTGGTTTGATTCAGTTTACGCAAAAGACTGCTGAAGGTTTGGGAACAACAACTGCTGAACTTGCAAGAATGTCAAGAACAGAACAATTAAAGTATGTTGATAAGTATTTTGCCAACAAGGGAATTCAAGGTGGTAATCTTGATGACCTTTATATGGCAATCCTAT